ATGGGCGTCTGGGGATACGGCATCCCGAGGAGACGATAGTGGGCTTGTTCTCTCCGATATTCGAGCGTCGCGCTTCCCGGTCCCCCTCGGACGACTACTGGTGGACAAAGCGCGTACCCGAAGCGGACACAGGCGAGGATGTCGGGACCGAAGACGCCATCTCGGATACGGCGATCTACAACGGCCTCGAAATCATCTCTACAGGGATAGCCAAAACGCCGCTTGTCGTCTATAAGCGCGACGGGCGCGGTAAGGACCGAGACGAGGACCACGAGCTTTACGATGTGCTCCGCTGGCAGGCTAATCCCCACATGACGGCAATGTCGCTGTGGGAAGCGATGGTTGCCAACGCGCTCATCCGGGGGAACGGCTATGCGGAGATTGAGAAGGCGCGCAATGGGCAGATAGTCGGCCTTTGGCCGCTCTGGTCCGCCTATATGACGATGGAGTGGAAGAACGGTAGGATGATCTACCACTACCGCCACGGGACCATCGACAAGGAGTTCCGGCCGGACCAGATATTCCACCTTCACGGCTTCTCGCTGGGCGGCCTGATTGGCCTTGACCCGGTGGCGACGTGCCGCAACTCGGTTGCGTTCATGTTGGCCGTCAGAAAGTACGGCAACAAGTTCTTCCGGTTGGGCGGCCAGACTGGCTTCCTGTCGTTTCCTAACGGGCTTGGCAAAGACAAGGGCGATCAGGTCCGCAAGGTAATCGAAGACCGTTGGGAAGGTCTCAACGATTCCCAACGGCTCATCATCCTCGAATACGGGGCCAAGTGGGAACACGTTGGGATCGACCCAATGGCCGCCCAAATGATAGGCGCTCGACAGTTCAGCGTCATCGAGGCGTGTCGGCTACTGAACTTGCAACCCCACAAGTTGAAGGCGCTCGAAAACGTAGCTGACCACAAGATCGAGGAACAGGACGTTGACTTCCGGCAAGGCACGCTCGATCCGTGGTGGGTTCGCATCGAACAAGAGACCCGCAAGTCGCTATTTGACAAGAAAGACCAAAAGACGCACTTCGCCGAGTACCTGCGGGAAGCGCAATTCAGGACCGACATGCTGACGGTGAGGACGGCGCTGTCTGTTGAGATACAAAACGGCATCTCGACGGTCAACGAGGCCCGCGCCCGGCTGAACATGAATCCCGCGAAAGACCCGATGGCTGACGAACTCTTCAAGCCGCTAAACATGGTTCCGATGCCGATGTTGGGGGAGGCGTTTGAGAGCAACGACACAGACGGGGCTGGTCCAGACGACGAGGCGGGCGCTAGTGAAGAGACTGGCAATGGCGACGAAGCCGGAGACGTGAAACGCGGCGTCGTGACGGCCGCGAGCCTGCGTCGGGTAGGAAGGTCCTACTCGCACCGAAAGGTTGCCGCAGGCGCGCTAAGAATGAGCCTGCGGAAGACATACTTCCCCTTGATCGAGAAATATGGCGTTGGCGTCGTCGAAGAGTGGGTCGGCTACATCGACTCTCGTCTGAATCCGTTATTCCAGGCCGGCGACTTGGCGGGCGTCTCTGAGGAATTGGAACGGATGTGGCGCCTTGAAGGCGTTGGTCCTGGGGCCGGCGGGAAAGTCGGCCTGAAGTACACGGACGCGAAAATGACGACGGCATTCGCGAAGCGCCTTGAGCCGACCATCCAGTTCTACGCTCGCGCGATAGGTGAGGCGGCGGCAATCGAGGCCGGCCTGGAACTCACCGACGATCTAATGACGCGCACGGAATGGATCGAGGATTGGGTATACAACCAAGGGTCAAAGCGGTCGAGGTCTTCGCTCGGGGAATTGCAGAAGATCGCGCGCGCCGCCAGCGGTGGCGAGATAGTCACGACAGAAGGAATCGAAGCCGTCCAGGCCAACATCCTCCAGCGCATGACGGCGTGGCAGACCGGGGATTGGCGCAAGGCTCAGACCATCGCGCGCAGGGCCGTCACGCAAGCAGACGGCTACATTGCGCGGGACATCTGGCAACGCGCCGGCGTCAAGCGGCTCATCTGGCGCAATCACGGCAGCGAGAATTGTGGGGTGTGCAAGAAGCTCGACGGCAAGGTCGTTGACATCCAGGCGGCCGAGGGTAGCGCCGAACACAGCTTCGTGCCCGAAGGCTCGATGGTTGACGCCGAGAAGGGCATTATCCCGATCCCGCCCGGGGGCCCGGAGCCGGCCGAGAAAGGCAAGCAGGCGCCCATCATGGCCGGTTCGCACGTTTTGCACAACCCGCTCCATAGAGGATGCGATTGCCGGATCGAGATTTCCTATGATTCGGGGGGATCAGGAGAAGCGACATGAAGCAAGCCCGAAAAGTCATCTTCCCGAGCAGCATCCGCGCCGCCACGAGTGACGGCAAGCGCACGATTCGCGGAACCGCGTCGGTCTTCGACGCCCCTTATCTGGTCGGCGACTGGTTCTATGAAGTCTTCCGCAGCGGAGCGTTCAACAAGACGCTATCCGACGGGAGAAACCTGAAGGTATTGAGTCACCACAACGACGACAAGCCCGTAGGGTCTACGCGGGCCGGTTCGGCGCGGTTTTGGGTTGACAATGATGGGCTCCAATACGAGGCGGTCGTTAATCCAGATTTGGCCTACGCCGTCGAGCTCCATGAACAAATCCGCTCGGGCCTACTCGACGGGTCTAGCATCGGATTCTTCAGCGTCGAAGGCAAAGAGCAAGTGACGAAAAACTGGCGCGACGGCAAGGATCTTGTCGAAGTCATGGAAGTTGACTTGCGGGAAGCGTCCCCCGTGACGTGGCCGGCCAGCCAAGCCACCGGGCAACCGCAAGCGCGGGCGATCATGGCGTATGAAGACGCCGTGGCTATCATGGAAAGGCGTGGGATCGTGGTCCCGAACGAGGAAGGCATCATCGCGGAGAACACCACTGAGGAGCCGGTCGGCATCGAATCCGATCACTCGGCAGCCGGGTCACGCGCAATCATAGAAAGGCTCCGTTGGGAGCAATACAACCTCAACAGAAGGGAGCGCTACTATGCGTGACAAGCTCGTGAAAAAGCGCGGCGTGCTGTCTGCCGAAGTGACCGCGTTGCTGCAAGACGACGAACTCACCGACGAAGGCGCCGAGCGCGTCAAAGCGGCTCAGGCCGAAATCCGTAAGCTCGACGACCGGATCGACCTGCTCGACGCCCAGGAGAAGCTGGAGATGCGCGGCTCGGAATCGGCCGGGCGCCAGATCGAACAGCCTGACGGCAAAGAGTCTCCGACCGGCCCAGTGGTCGAAGACAAGCCGGAGGAACGAAGCGGCGCTGGCCGAGCCAGCGTGACCAACGACAACGAAGCGGACAGGCCCTTCACGGCCATCGGCGACCAACTGCGGGCCATCTACAGGGCCGCCGCGAATCCCGGAGTTCCTCCCGACAAGCGGCTTCTGCGGCTCAACGAGAGGGACGTGCAGGCGCGAGCCTACACGGGCGCCTCGGGCATGAACGAAGGCATCGACAACGAAGGCGGCTTTGCCGTCCAGACGGACTTCGCCGGAAGGATGCTCGACCTTGGCATCAAGACCGGCGTGATTTCGAGCCGCGTCGATACCTACACCATCGGACCGAACGCCAATGGCGCCGAGTGGACAGAGGTGGACCAGTCGTCCGTCGCCACGACCGTCGCCGGTGGGGTCCAGGTCTACTGGGTTGCCGAGGCTCAGGAAATCACGGGCTCGCAGCCGAAGCTCAAGCAGCGGAAGTTGGAGTTGGTCAAGCTGGCCGGCCTGGCCTACGCAACCGGCGAGATGCTCCAGGATTCCACGTTCGCTGGTGACTTCCTGTCGCGCTCGTTCGCCACCGCCATCGGCCGCGAGACCGATTCGGTCATCGTGTCCGGCAACGGCGTTGGCAAGCCGACTGGCCTCTCTATCGCTCCGGCGCTCACGACCGTTGCCAAAGAGACGGCGCAGACGGCCGACACCATCGTCTTCGAGAATCTCTCGAAGATGCGAAACGCCATGCATCCCGACTACCTCGTGAACAACCAAGTCACGGAGCAGGGCGGGCAGATTTCGAG